TTTAACAAATAAGACCGAGAAGTCAAGCGGTGGGAAAACGTGTGAGTTTTATTGGCAAAGTTTGGATACGTCCAAACACAATCCAATGGTTCACTCACAACCCGTAAGAGTTAGCCAGTCTGAATCCGTTAACAGAGGTCGAGCTGAGGAAGTGGTTATCTAGAAACCTTAAACTGTCATTTCGTTAAACATAATACGGAAACCGAACTGCTTTTGTGTCCCTTACATTGTCTTTCCTTTACACCATCAATCTATCATACTATCCAAAAGAGTCAAGCGTGGTCTGACACCGCTTGACAATAGTTAAAACAATGATAGTATTCAATTATGAACGGAAAGATTAAATTCGACGAACTGAGTGACTTGGCAGAGTTTCTCAAACACTTCACCGGTAGCTCGGCTATCTTTGAAGTCCGCCAAGACATGACGACGAAACGGTGGATACTTGAATTTACCGGAGGCTTTTAATTATGAAAATTACAACAGTTGTCGAGAATAATCCGGCGAACGTATGAAAACCGGCCGCAAAGTCGCCGTCATTACATATATCCAAGTCATGATGTTCAAGGCTTGACATTAGTTAAACATTTGGTAAACTTTTTATATGAAGAAATTCTGTATGGTTGCCATTTCCAACCTGTCATTCACAAGGGGAAAGCGGTGGGCTGAAAAGTATGTGGAGTTGCGAATGGAATTTCATCGTAAACACGGCCACGGGTTGATTCTGTCAACGTGGCATGGCGTCGAATTTTTCGACAACGTGTTAAAGGCCCTCAATGGCGATATGTGTAAGGAACCCAAAGGGGAATACCGAAATAATTTCCTCAAACTGATTGAGATTGGTTCGAGGGAGGCTTGACATTAGTTAAACATTTGATACAATTTCTATATGACAAAAACCACCTTAGTCTTTATTGGGACGAACATCAGCCCGAAAGTCGGCGACATTCTGACTGACTTCCGAGGCGATACCGAAATTTTCTGCTCGTCGAATCCGCCCTACGAGCCCGAGGACAGTCTCAACCGCGGCGCCAAGGTATACACCCGCAAGGCCGGAAAGACAAGTCAAAATCACAGTTATCCTTCCGTGTATGGGTTGGAATTTGTCCTGACGCCCGAGGCTTGACAATCCAAGACAAATGTGGTATGATTCAGCCAATGAAAAAAGAATTGTCTGCAATGATTTTCCCGGTTGAGAACTATACCGATAAAATCCATTTTGGTGTTAAAAGTCAAATGGAAAAATATTCCCACTTGTCTTTTACCATCGGACAGCTCAAGCCATATCTTCAAAGTGGTTACCCTTGGTTGAAAGATTTAAGTGAACGTCAAGACATTCTTCTCAAACAAATTATAAAAACGGGGCTTGCCAAATTGGTTCAATTGGGTATGGTTAAGAAAGTCACAAGTAAGGTTCAAGTGGAACCACAATGGCAATGGGCTTCAAAGGTCGCCGAGAGTGGCTACACGAATATCACCAACGAGAACGAAGTCGCACAGACTGACGAAGCCCGCAAGGCCGCCAGTCGTCGGGCAATTGGTGGACGTTCCCTTCACAGACTCAACGGTAAAGCTAAGCTCGGACAGCTACACGCTTGACAATAGTTAAATATTTGGTAGTATTTCTATATGAAATTACTCACCAAACAAATCGAAAAAGCTCTGGCCAATCCCACCCTCAACGGCCAAAACGCTCAATATCCCATCTGTAAGTTTTTCAATCCGTGTGGAGCTGCAACGTGGCTCATCTTCGCCCGTGAAACTGGCGACTCGGCAGACATCCTTTGGGGTGTGGCTGACCTCGGGTTCGGTTGCGTCGAATATGGGACAATCAGCTTGTCAGAGCTCCAAAATCTCCGTCTCCCTTTCGGTCTGACCATTGAACGTGATTTACATTGGGCGCCCAAGACTCACGCCAACGGTGACAAGTGGAACCTCGCCGACTATCTGAAACTCAACTCTCTGTCGTCAATCTGACACCGCTTGACAATTCTCAAACATTTGATAAAATACTTTTATGATTAATTTCATTATCCCAAAAACCTCCATGTGTGTCGTCATTTCCTATCGGGACGGCAACAAAACCGAAACTCTCATTCCTACTCCGTGTAACAACGCGGATTTGCGGAATACAATGTTGATGAAACATCGAGTGGGCTTCTCCGAGATTCGGGGAATCAAGTCCGTCGAGGCCGGCGAGATGTTTCGCGGCCGGTGACACGCTTGACAATTACCGAATGTTTGGTAACTTGTTTAGGTAAGAAGAATTTAAAAATCATGGTTGTTGGTTGGTTCGGGGCTTTTCTTTTTTCTCCCCGATGGTCCCTATATTTTGGGAAACCAACCAACAATCGAATCTGGTGGCTGTTTGGGACTATCCGTGATATAATCGTGGGTCGCACGGGACCTCGTTACCAAAACTCTAATAGCTACCGTTACACGGAGTCAAGCCTCATTCCGAGTATATGGAGTGGGGCTTGACTCCTGCAAATCTTTTGTTAAACTATTCATGTGAGGCGAATCAAGCCGGAAGGGAGTTACGCGACCCGTAATTCCTTTATCGATAAAGATGGGACGCTTGACAATAGTTAAATGTTTGGTATATTGTATTTACATATGACACCTGAACAGACCAAACTAATCTCCGACTTGGCCGCCGACTTGAAACCAATGGTTAAAGATATTGAGGCCGGCATACCTACCACCCAAAACAATTACGGCCGTTATGGGTCGCTCATCAGTCAATTGTCAAAGGGTGACAAACGAGTCGGCGCCATCATCGCTCTGGCGCTGATTGAAGCCGGTGCGAATCGTGTTGGTGTTCAAAACGCACTGAAACTCTTTGTGTAAGGCTTGACATTTCTTTAACATTTGATACACTTTCTATATGAAAAAACTATTCAAACAAAAACCGCGCAACCAAGTTGGGTATCGTTACAGTAACAATTACATTGGAACTGTCACTGTCACGCCGGAAAATCTGAAACGACTCTCGGAGTTTCGTCAAGCCGTCCGTGAAATCGGTCGCTCGACTTCGATTCGTGGCCGGTCAGCCAATCGTCGGGCTCTTGCCGAACGCCATGGTTTGATATATAACATGGTCTTGTCAGACGTTCCCGCCAAGTTCGCAACGTCGCTCGATGTTTACTGGCGTTAATAATTTGTCAAGCGTTGTGTCGCAGTAAACGTCACCATTATTCAGTGTGATGATTGAAAGATGCAACGCTTGACAATAGTTAAAACAATGGTATTCTTTGGTTATGAATAACACAATCGACCTCGACAAACAATTTTTCTTCGGTGGTAACGCCACCTTCACCGTTGAATCCGAAAAATCGGGCGAACATAAGACCTACAAAATCCGCCGGACGAAGCCCACCCCGCGTTTCCCGAACCCGTCGCTCATGTTGTCACTCCTCAGTGGCCCGTGTAATGAAACGAATTACAGTTATATCGGTATCGTTAACGAAGAAACCGGCTCGCTCCGTCTGACCAAGGCGAGTAAACGGAATGAACAGAGTCCCGACGTTTTAACCTTCAATTGGTTAATGAAACATCTCTTTACCGATAAAGTTCTAATGAATGCAAAGGTACACCACGAAGGGAAGTGTGGAGTCTGCGCAAGAAAATTGACAGTTCCCGAATCAATTTTGAGAGGCATAGGTCCCGAATGTTGGAGCCGGATTGCCGGTTGAGGCTTGACAAGTCCCCGTGTATAACAGCGGGGATTTTGTCCTGCGGTAAACTTTCGGGCTAAAAATCAATGCAGGTGTAGTATCGACGTTCCGCTTGTTCAGCTCTCTTTTGACTCCGTATGTCTCACATGGATACTATAACAAACTATCCCGCCGAGTCAAGCGTCGTAGAGTGAGGCTTGACATTCCTTTAACATTTGATACACTTTTTATATGATTAAAGGAATTACAATTTTAAGCCGCGATGGAAAACATAAAGGTCACTATACAGGCGGCGTCCGGCCCTGTCAAATGGAAGGTTGTCGTGGGAGTCGAATGGCTATCAGATGGGACGATGGAAAACTAACATATCCTTGTAGCACTTTGACTAAAGCCATTTCGTCGACCACGCATAAAATAATGTGACGCTTGACATTCCTTTAACATTTGATAATCTATCTATATGATTTTAACAGCTAACGAGGAAACTCGGTTTAATTTATTGGAGGAAAAGTTTTCCAAGGGACAATGCACCGAGCCTGAAATTATCGAACTGCAAGAACTGCTCGACCGTTATTACAACAATTGTCACGCTTGACATTAGTCAAACATTTGATACACTTTCTTTATGACAATTTCACAACTCGCCAAATTGAATAAGAAACACGGCGGCCATTTTTTCGACCATGACAACATGAAGGTTGCCGGTGATACACAGAAAAGTTATCGGATTGAATCCGACGAACTGAATAAGACCGTGATTCTCACTCGCAAACGGGATAACCATCAATGGGAATTTTCCGCCAAGACCGGCCGCGTTACTCACGCTTGACATTTCACCAAACAACCCTATAATCATTTTACATATGCCACCTATCAAAAAGATGACTTTTAATGAGTGTATGGACGGTTATATCGCCGCCCTCGACACTATCACACAACAACAGATTGACGCCCTCGCCTATATCTTCGGCGCAAGTGGGTGTGGTTGGACGAAGGAAAAGGCTATCGCCGAATTGGGATTCGAGAAACACGACGCAGGTGATGAACTCGACGACAACGCTTGACATTCCTTTAACAATTGATACACTTTCTATATGACAAAATCATACACACACGAACAAGTCACTTATGGGGCCAAGGGCCGCCGGTGGGAATTTACCGCCCCCAATTATCAATTTGCGACGCCGACGATGCCGGGAGGGGTCATTACGGCCCACAAGGTTGCCCGAGTCATCAACGGCTCGCATAAACGGTGTGACGGGATGGACAATCTGGCGCGGGGGAAGATGTCCACCATTTTCCACAAGGCCGCAACGGCGGCCAGCCGGAGGATTCGGTAAAAACAAACAAGGGGCGAACGGTGGGCGCAGTTCCACTTCGCAAGATGAAAACATTAAACGTTCGCCCCTCTTTCTTCACCGCTTGACAATTTTTAAATGGTTGGTAATATTCAGATATGAAAACAACCAAGGAAATCAAAAACTTTTTAAAGGAAATGGGCCTCACTGTCAGAGGTAACACGGGTACCGGAAAGTCTAAATGGCAATCTTTCCATGTTCCGTCTGACATCATTCCCATTAGCCAGCTTCAAGTAATGAAATTCAGTCTGCCGGAGTTTCCGGTGGAGTTTCGCAAACTCTGTATCCGAACGGTTTATCCTGATTCTGAAACTCTTTACTCGCAGGACACGGCCGGAAATGTCGGAAAGTATAGCATCGCCATGTTGCCCCACCAATGGGAACACGTCATGGCGGTCTGGCCGCTGAAGTTCATCGCTTGACATTTCTCAAAACAACTGTAAACTGTCTTTGTCATGAAAAACAAAATTATCGCCTTCGCCGCCTTGGTTCAAGCCGAAACCGAGGCACGCATGAAAGCCGGAGGCAGTCACGAATCCACCATCGACGTCCACGCAAAGACGACGGTGAAAGAAGGCAAGAAATATGCCAAGGTTGACATCGGCCAGAGCGGCCGTTACATGGTCGAGATGAGCACGGGCAACATCTTCGGCATCAAGGCTTACGGTCAAATCCACAAGGGGCATTTTTACGGGACTGTGGACACGATTAACGATTATTACTGGGGCGAATACTACCCGATTCACAAGACCAACCCCGTCGGATGTTGCAAGTGGTCGGTGCCCAAACTCACTTTCGCTCCCCAGCCTGTTGCTGGGGCGTGAGGTTCGGTCAATCGGCATCAAGCCTCCCCGAGAAATTGGGCGAGGCTTGACTGCTGCGGTGAATATGTTAAACTTTCCTTGTGAGAGACGATGTGGCTGAAATACGCCGGAGAGTAGGGTAACGGCGGCTGCGTTCGTTTTTTTGAGTGTATAGGAATGAGACACGCTTGACAATTCATTTAAGTATTGTATTCTGTATTTGTAAACGGTAAACATCAAAACAAATAACAATATGAACGCTAACGAAATTATCTCACAAGTCGAGTCTCGCAGAGGCCGTCACGTCAAGGTTACATGGCAACGTGTGGCCAAAGTCCTAAAGGGTGCTTCCTCACTCTTAATTGTCAAGCGCACTTCCGCTTGGGTTCGTTCAGGAATTGATTACGCAAATCTCAACGTAGTTAAAGAAGGCATCGCAAATGGTGAACGTGGCGAAGTCCAACCTTTGCCTTGGGGTGAATGGATTCAATTCCCCTTTATCATCGGCCACAAGGGGACTGAATATGTTCGCCTTTATCCGGCGACGTTTGACAACCTTAAACCGGAAGTTGAATGGTCAATTAACGGAAGACCGGCAAGCTATGAAAGTTGTGAGCAGTATCTTCTTTCGTCTGAAAAACGGAAGGATGAAGATGACCGCCCGCTTTGTTTTACTGTCAAGGCCGAATCGGTCATTGACATTGCAGATTAGTTCGGTTCATATTGTAACCAGCCCCGATGAAAGACTCTGGGTCTGGTTTTTTTTCTTTTTATGGGCAAGACTCATTTTAAGTCTTGTTTCTGCTGAACGTTTCTTTCCCCAATGTGGACTATTAGGACCTGTGTTTACATTTCTTAAATGTTCTTTTTCATTTTCTGTTAGTTTTCTATGTGGTGAAGAATTAGACATTTTTAATTTGACTTCATCGGAATATTTTTTGCCTATTTTGGCAATAGACATTTTCTCTCTTGCATAATCACTAAAAAATTGTTCGGTTGATTCAAATTTTAGATTGTAACATTTGTCTTGTTCATTTCTGGCAATGTCAAGATATTTTTGTTCTACTAATATTCTTTTATTAGGTTCGGTAATTTCTACTATTAGAAATTCAAAATTATCCTTACCATATTTATTCCACGCACGCTGTAAGTAATCATTATAGTGTTTATTTTCAATTAAACAATTCTTATGTTCTCTCCATCGTCGTTGAATACTATTAGCACTTCCAACATAATACTTGCCATTAGTCTTGTTTACTATCTTGTAAATTCCCGATACGTTTCTTTTCGTGGTAGTCGGCAAGTTTTTCTTTTCTAATTCTGTCTTTGTGTCGTTCGTAAAATCGTTTGGCACGTTCATTGTTTCGTTTTCTTTGTTCGTCAAGTGTAAGTTTGTCGTTTCGTTTTGGCATATCATAAGTTATCCTTTCATTTAATAAGTATAATATGAAATTTGATAACGATAGAAAATTTACAATTATCGTTAAAGGAATCAACGCACTCGTAGTATCGACCTCCCGCTTTTACGCTTCGTTATCTCACACCAATAGTTTAACAAATAACCCAGATAAGTCAAGCGTCGGAGAGTGAGGCTTGACAATTTCTATTAGTAATATAAACTACCTATATGAAAAAGTTCACGCACGTCGGTCATGTGGTTGGAACGGGAGACTTATATCCCAGCTACAACACCAAGCTCCGCGAAACTAAAACTCTGTGGGTGACGCCCAAGGGCATCAAGTTCCGCAAGTCTGATGGGTTCAAGCCGAATGATGAATGGCCGAAAACTCACTTGGACTTGGCCACGGTTATGTCGCAGGTCACCATCTGATATTGATTGAGGCTTGACGTTTCTTTAACATTTGATACACTTTCTATATGAAAAAAACAACTGACCAACTTATCGCCGAATACAAATCCGAATTCATCCGCACCAACGGAAAAGAAATTTTCTGCTGCTGTTACACCAACGGCTGGTTCCGTGTCGGTAACTCGGATAAAGTTCGCCGTGTCAAATTCGAGGAAATGATTGCCACTTTACAGAGTCGCCCGACCGTCAGCGACCGCACCGAAATGGTGAATGGTGTTCCGACCGTCATCAAGGCTAGCCAACACGTCGTCCGGTCCTATCTGGCGCCGCACTCCGATATTGTCGAAGAGCGTGACACTCCGCACTGCTGCTCCCCTTCTAACGAAACGTATTGGTCCATGTGAGGCTTGACAATACTCAAACAATCTATATCATTTAAACATGAGAACAAAATACTTCAAAAATATACGGGCATTTGACGCCATCAAACGGCTCGCTAACGATAGTCTCACCGCCCCATACGAGCAGACCGATTCGTGGAAGCCGTCCGCATACTCAATCTCGGAAGTATACAACCGCAACGACTTCCAACAAATCACTCGCCAAGAGGCGCGGAAGTTACGCCCGACGGCCTTCCGCACTCCGTTTTCTAAGGCTTGATTTCTTAAACAATTGTGGTAATCTAACCATATGAGAACAAAATATTTTACGAAACAATCGTCCTTCATCCGTGTGTGGCGAATCAGGAACAATTTCGTCGCATACTTTTCACGCGGACGGGGTTATGTGTGGTGTCGGTCGGCGTGTGATAACCTCGAAGACTGTATCGCCGGCAGCCTGACTCCCGTCACCCGCGACCAAGCTCGCAAGATGGAACCCAAGGCTTTCCGCAAGGCTTGACATTCCTTTAACATTTGATACACTTTCTATATGAAAAAGAAACTATCCAAAGCTCTTCAGGCCGCAATCAAACGTTATCTTGACAATCGTGACAATCGTGACAGTCAATCGGCAACGTTCGTCTGGGACAAGCCGGCTGACCAAAAAGCAATCTCTGAAATTGCTTTCACTGAAAAGTCAATGGTTCGTGTCGAACAATCATCTGGTCGTTGGTGGTTCACCGTGAAACGTGGCGCCCAACGTTGGACGTTCTACGCCCATGAAGACAATTACACGCAGACACTCACCGGCACGCAGGCAACGTCCTGTAGCCCGCTGACAACACTGTTCGGCAGGGCTTGATTTAGTTAAAACTTTCGGTAAACTGGCTTTATGAGAATGTTATCATCTACGCCGCCCCCGGAAGAGGAAACTCAAGCAGACCGTGACCGGCTGACTCGTCAAGGCCCGCCACTAGGCAAGCATCGTATCAATCTCGGGCCGCTCGGTTATGTGACCAAAGGCCACTGGGGACGCAAGCCTGATTGGGCATTCGCAAATTGTGTCTTGGTGCTGGAGTTGGTGCTGGGTTCGGCTATGTGGGTTCGGTATCCTCGCCATGATATCGTCGCTTGACTTGTGGTAAACTTTCTATAAATTAAGTGTATGAGTTGCCCTTGTCCATGTTGTAAGACAGATTCCGACAATTTCGGTAAGCCACCGGTAAACTGTCCAAAATGTAATAAACCAATGTGGAAGTGTTCCACAAGTTATGGCGCCGTTTGGGCGTTGCCGCCTATGTTAAAACATTTACGGGCTGGTAGTCTTCATGCTATTGTTTATGAATGTTACGAATGTAATGTGATTATACCAACAAATGTGAATCGTCACGATTATCATAAACGTCGTGACCCTGCTGATGGTGAACTAAAACGTATGCTCACGGTAACATTATACCATGAGCCTGATTTTCAGACTTTTACCAAGTTTGGGCCATTTGCTAAGTCCGCTTGACTTTCTACAAACTTTCTATAAATTAAGTGTATGACGAAGACCGCACAAGAAGCTGAAGCACTCTCCAAGAAGCTACGGGTTGCTTTCGAGAAAGTCCAGAACAAGGAACACTGGAAGAATCCGATTGATGCCGTCATTCACAAGTCTGAAATGGATATCACCGGCGATGCCATTCAATTCTTCACCGGAACACAAGCCTTTTTCAGCTCCAACAAACTGACTTTGGCCGAATGTGAGGCCGGCATGGTTCGTGTCACCGCTGCCGGTTACTACGCCGGCCCATGTAATTGATTTATGTTAATCACCAAACAATTTGACGAAATCATCGTCGAACGAACACACTGCCCAAGTTGTCGGGCGCCAAGAGGCCATAACTGTTGCTCGGCCTTCGGTAACTTTGTCTCTCCACACAAAGACCGTGTGAAGGATTTTCAAAAGAGGTTCGATGTCAAGTTCACGGTGCTACCAAAGCTGAAGGCTTGATTTGTCAAAACAATCGTGGTAATCTAACAACATGAAACGAGCCAAATATTACAAGATAGCCGGACTGTTCGCAGTGTTGCTTTGTCCTGCTGGTGGTGACAAGGGCTTCACTGTCCATGCTAACGGATTGCTTGGCGAACATTACAATCTGTCAACCGACTTCCCGAATGGTGGTATCAGCCGGATTAGTCGTGACGAAGCCGAACGGATTGCCCCTCGCTCAGCTCTCCGTCAATACAAGATAACATGACACTCGCCGACTTACAACATTTCAAATATGCTGGTGGTTATTTCAGAGACGCCAGAGTGCCAAAGGGCAAGACAGCTCCCGTGCTTCATGGTAGTGAAATCATTGAGGTTATACAGAAGCACCTGAATCCTCCAGTCGAACGACCTGGCAATGACCAGGCTTGTGTGGATGCTCAATGCCCTTGATACGCTTGACTTGAGCAAAGTTCTTGGTATCTTATCTATATGAAATTGATTCTCACCAAACACGCCGACCATGTTGAGGTTGAAGTGATGGACGGTAGCCTTCGCCTTCATTGCTACACTTTCAACAACATGAAACTTGCCGAGGCCTTTTGCACCGGCTTCCACTGTGCCAAGACTGTAATCAACGGCATGGTTCAATCTCTGCCACTCGGTTACGAGAAGCGGAAGGCTTGACCGGTGGGATTGGTGTGATATGATGTGGGTGTGAGGTTCCGATGGGTATGTTCCCTTACCGAAAGGTAGAGCCTCAACACCACCCTACCGCGGGGGCTTGCCAAGGGGTTAAAACAGCCCTACATTCCCCCCTACCGTGGGGTGGGGAGTGGCCTTCTGGACACCCCTTTTTGACACCCCCCGCGACCCTCGCATGTCCATTCTCGACGGGGACGCCATTTCCCGTTGGAAAAAAGAATACGTATCCACGTTCTATAATAACTTGATTTTACCGTTTTCTATGGTAGACTTTTGTTCACATGTTAAACGAAGTTGAAAAAAATCCCGGAGAAATTTTAAATCTAAAAGACCGATGAAACTGATTGAAAATTGGATTAGAAATTCGTCACACAGTCCTTGGTGTGAAGAGGCCGATGGAAACATCTATTCAAGTGGTGGAGATTGTAATTGTGGTAGAGTCGATGTTTTGGATGCTATGAAATCGTCATATTTAAATGCTTTCAAAGATGGTATGAAACATGCCGCCTCTATCTGTGATGGTCATGAAGATTGGATGCCTGCCGATAATGAGGAATGTAGGGATGCAATTTTAAATGCGGTCAAAACTATAAAATTATGAATAAATTCAGAATTACAGCATTTAAAGGAAGTTGTTGGTCAACTCCGGCCTTTGCGTGGTATGATTATAGTAAAATGAAAAATTCATATACATCTTGGGATTTGGTTTTCAGTATTCTTTGTTGGGAAATTGCCTTTGGAAAGATAAAACATTTATGAACGAAGAAACAATCACAATAACAAAAAAAGAATATGATTCTCTTAAAGAGGATGCTAAATTCATGAGAGCTCTGGAAGCAGCAGGGGTTGATAATTGGGAAGGTTATGACTTTGCGCTAGATGCGATGAAAGAACGTAAAGATGAAAAAACGAAAGCCGAGACAAATATAACACTTGGCTTTTTAAATAAAACTTAAACAAAATAAGGATAACACAAATGATTGCATCAATATGGATAACAATGTCACTGGGGTCGTGTCTCGAAGTAATTGTCGTTGGCATGGTCGTCGGGTTCGTCGTCGTAAGTATTCTCTGGAAGAAGTTCTTTTGAGTTATTATAAAACTGGGAATGTGATGCCAGCGGGGCGAGTCAACGTTCGTTGACACGTAATTCCTTACTACTATCGGTTGAATGGGTATATTCGATGTCTTAGCGGATGTCCGTGGCGTCAAGAAACACCTTCGAAGAATGATTTTAGTATTGTATTATCACCGAATTCAAATTTAAGTCTGCGTATTAGATTCTCCGGAACATTCTTTATATCCGTATTATCTACATTGAATCTACCCAAATCGGATGATTTTCTATATTCGCCCATATCCACGATTGAAATCATATTCTTATCTGCATCATACCGGCCTTCAAAATCACTTCTGGTAGACGGGCCGTGGCATCTATCGGCAGGTCTTACGTGGAGTTCTTCGGTATCATTGTACCACCACCATATCTTATTTTTCTTATTTTTATAATTATGTCCAATATCATTATATGAGATGACTTCTTGTACGGCTTTCTTTGGATATTGTTTAACTACGTTCTGAATCTTATTCTTTATAGCATCCACGTCACCGCCTATTATGTAGATGTATTTGTGTTTCATTGAACCCATTCCCAAGTAAATTGCGTTGGTTGCCTGATAGATGGTTCCTTTATGACCTTGATTGTCATCGGCAAACGTTACCACCACTTTTATAGATGGTTCATCTCTCTTCAATAGTTTTAAAGATTGTCCAATTACGAAGGATTCTAGGTTCTTTATACCAATATCATCTATGAATAGTCTTTTAAGTTCGAGTATTTCTGTCGGTTTTACTTCTGGTTCGAGAAATCTACCAACAGTATAAAAAGGTACGCCGTAGATTATTACTCCAATCATTTGTCTATTTCCATCTATTTTTTTGTATATACCGTAAATTCTTTTTATGCCGGATGGGAATGTTTCAAGGTAATGTTTAAGGACGAACGGTTCGGATTCCTGCCTACTTGTGGGTAAAATTTCAAAATCATCCTTCATTTTCTCAAGGATGACAAATTCTTTTAATATTTTGACCACGGCATTTTTTATGCTCATAGGTATAAATAGTCACGATTTATTGTTAATTTGATTCTATTTATTCTTTATATGAATGTTCATCAACTAAAAAAATTAATAAGAGAAGTCATCCAGGAAGTGGAAACGGATGTAGAATCAGACATAGAAGACCCGAAAGATAATTCTGGCGAGTCAGAACCTATATCACCAGCAGATTTACGTAAAAAACAGTTTGGAACCAAGGGTACGGTTCTTTCATTGTCATTGGGTGGTATGAATAAAAATAATTCTAAAACTCTAAGAGATTTTATTGGAATGATAGCATATGAAGCCGGCAAACGTCAATTGGACATTATCCATGCCGAATTGGAAAAAGATGGTAAGATTGGTATGGAAATGGATACCAGAGAAATTGATAAAGTAGAACCAAAGACAAACGTTCCACCGGCCAAAACTGGTCCGTTGCCAAAAGGATGGAAGAGAACTCCACCGGATGCTGCAACATGGAACGCTATGAGTCCTGAAGAGAGAAGTTCATTTTTAGTTCCAAACTCTCACGAAGAGGATTGGAAAGCAGCTACCGACGCGGATGTAGCCAAAGCTAAGAGTAAACCTTCTAAGATTACAAAGGACACTCCTATGTATAATTTCGGAAGAGAAGGTAAATTACCTAAAGATAATGAATTGTGGACGGACAACGATTGGAAGACGTGGGAAAGATTGAATCCAATTCAAAAGAAACAGGTCAGATTTAACATTCCAAAATACGAACCGGTTGACTGATTTAGTAATGGTATATTCATATTATAAAGGACATCCTTAATTGAGGGTGTCCTTTTTAATTTAATACGTTAAATGGACTTTATTAATAGTTATACTCATATGCAACGCACTGTCATAAACAAAGGTAAGAAATATCGTGTAAATGTAGCAGATTTTGATGGAGTTGGGCCATCTAGTGATTTTGGAACATTGTGGATGCAATCCACCGACCTAAATTGGTATGCTGTAAACGTCTCGGGGTCAGGTCTACCTGCTACCATTTATATAAATCAAACTCCACTCACTTGGCAATCTATAGGTGGTCAGGATTTCGGATATCAATTACTATACTGCGCCGACAACGGAAATGTATATAAAACGTATTTGAGTGGAAGTGCGGGAAATGTCACCATGTCTATCAGTCAGACTCCTGCTCCCTCCAATTTAGATTATAAACCATATCTTTTATTAAAATCTATAACCGATGGATTTTCTTATCCTGTATATGCTAAGAGCGGTTCCATTTATCTATTTACTGATACCAATCATCCGATATTTATGAATGGTGGTAATACATATCACCCATTGCCAATCTCCCCCATCTCAGGAACATTGATTGCCGATAAAGACGGATACTACCCGATTGACATCCATATACCAAATACATCATCGTGGAATATCAGTAATGGTGGTTATGGTTACGTATCAGTATATGGATGTAATTTATTAAAGAATCTAAATGCCTCCAACAATAATTTGTCCCAACCATTTATTAACACTATCTTATCGTCGTTGGTGACGGGTGGATTGAATAGTGGTTCGGTTTATTTGACGGGTAGTAACAATGGATATCCTACGGATTTGACTAATGTTACCACGCTTCAAAATAGACATTGGAATGTCAGTGTTAATCCAACTCCTATTACACCTTTGTCTGGAAGACTCATGGCAGATGCCGATGGGTATCTTCCGGTTGATGTAAACATTGCCGACCAAGCATCTTGGAGTGTAGGTTATGGTGGGTATACTTTCATTTCAGCATTAAATTGTCCTATTCTCTCCACGTTACATTGTGGTGGCAACAATCTTTCATCTATAATTTTGACGGGTGCGACTTCTTTAAATTATTTGGATGCTCCGAATGACCATCTTTCCTATATCGACCTAGCAACTAATACCGCATTGACTCAATTAGTATTGAGTAATAACCAATTTACATCAATAGATTTATCTCACAATCCAATATTGGATTATTTGGCAGTGGATAATAATCTATTTACTACTCTAAGTTTACCGCATAATCCGATACTTACAGGTTTAGTTTGTAACAGTAATCCAAACTTAGTATCCTTGGATTTATCATATAATCCGCTCATCAATGGAACGTTGAATTTTTCAAATAATCTTTCTCTTACCACGTTAAATATGAGTAATAATACAGGATTGGGTGCGACATTTACATATGACAGTGGTGGATTGCAAAATATTCAAAACTTAATTCTTGAAAATACCCAATGTGTATGGATATACGCCCAACTGAATCATCTAACCAACTTGGACGCATCTAATAATTCACAATTGACTGATTTGGAATGTTATAGTAACAATTTAACTTCACTAGACGTATCTAATGATGTGGCATTGACTAGATTGGATTGTTCTGATAATCAATTAACTCAAACATCCATTGATGGTATATTAGCATCCTTGGTTGCTCATGGATTAAGCGGAGGAACGGTTATTTTAGCTGGCGGAACGAATTCGCCACCAACAGATTTGACCAATGTAACTATACTTCGAAGTAGAGGATGGACAGTAACCACAAACTAATACCAACTATGTTACAACAAAACCTAAAAATAAAAACCGAACACATGGCAGAGAATAACTATCTCTTCATCCATATCCCCAAAACAGGCGGCAGAAGCGTATTATCCGCTATGGGTATCAAATTCCATTGTGAACACAAATCTTTACAGGAATACATAAAAGACCTAACCGAACCCGTGGTAAGAAGTAGATACAAATTCACCATCATCCGCAACCCTTGGGATAGAGCAGTATCATGGTATAGATTCTTCTATAAACCAATGCCCAACGAAATACCCCTAACCTTTGAACAATGGGTGTTATCTAAAACTGGCGGCAAAATGAACAACCGAACCGATAACCCATCCTTCAATAGAGTTAAAATCCCCTTGGATGTCCTCTCCTATTGCAGAAACGCCAGCGGTGAACTCCTAATGGATAAATACCTACGCTTCGAACACCTCAACGAAGACTTTAAAGAAATTGCCACCAAATTCAATATCACTACCCCATTACCCACCATCGGTAATCAAGACCAAAAACACGCCATCCAAACTGCCACTCACCTCATAAAGATGAATAAACAAGCAGAAGGATTCATCCTTGATACCTCTACTAATTATAAAGACCTCTACAAATCCCAAGAATCAATTGATACTATCGCCAATATGAACCAAGAGTTAATCACAAAATTCAACTATTCTTTCTAATTCTTCATATGTATACAGATGGGTAACACATGAAGTGTTGCCAATAAAAAATAAATCAACAGGAAAACAAAATTATGGCCATTACTACTACAACCCCAATCTCCGCCTCGGTATTCAACCTCTGGTGGATTAAGAATGCAAACCTCTTCACTAACATACCAGTGTCAGGTAGCAGCACAACCAATCTCAACTTAGCATTCGTTCCATTCAACGGCACCTATGCTCTAAGCACTACCCCATCAAGATTGAATCTTAATGTCGATGCTTTGAAAACAACTGATGCTACCTTCAATGGTGTCTATAACGGATTGGTCACGGAAATCCAACGTCAATATACCGTTAAGAATCCCGGTGCAGTATCAACCTTTGTTATCAAAACCTTGAACGTCATGGCACAGAACCCTGATAGACCAGTATCTATCTTCGTTCAAGCATTAGTCAATGGAGCAGTAAAAACCTTCATGATTAATGACGTGTTCGCCCTCGCTGGCACAGACTCAACCTTCGCAGTCGTTCTTAATAATACTATGAACGAATTCGGTAGACAAGGTAAAGTGGCCGGAATCATCTCCTAAACAATATATCCACAAACAAAAAGACACCCGATTATGGGTGTCTTTTTTTATAATTTGACATATGACATAAATTGGATATACTTATTTTTATATGGGCTCGTAATGGTTTCGACATGATGTTGAAGATAAACGAAGCACGCCGAGGATGTTATCAGGACTCGTAAAAAGATAACAAAAACATAAATGCTAACCTTAACCGTTTGGCCAACCTCGATTTTTCATTCTCGGTGAATGAAGTTGAGGTCGCAGTAGCTTAATAACTACTCCGTCGCACTGACCGACTTCCTCTAAGTTGGATGTGGCGTAAAATAGAGGAAGAACTGCTTGTAGTTTAAATTATAAGACTGATACGAAAGGCCAGTATGCCAATCTATGACATGTAGGTTGTTCATTACCGATAATGTCGAATTCACCAAAATGAAATAAGCGTGTAGCGTCGGTTGTTAGATATGTTATGGACGTTGGTTCAACTCCAACCGAGTCCAGGGAACAGTAGAATACAACCTTCACGGTGGTTGTTCCTGAGTAATGCTAATAGTATTCTTATGAGAAGAGATGATTTCTTTAATAAAAGATTTCATCTCTTCTTTTTTAAAATTACTTTTGGCATTATTGATTGCCATACATACAAATTCAACATTTCCTCTAATATATCCCTTCGACGAATCTATTCTATCTAAACTAGCTTTTTTTAAAGATTTTAGTTTGTGATTTTGAGATGACGTTTTCATCAATTCCATTTTTATTCCTGTGTATGGACATATTCCATTTTGTTTATTCCATAATTCTTTTAAATATTTTTCGTCTATATCAATATCATTTTTGTGTTTTATTATCGATGCCCTACCTTTTCTAAGATATATTTTAAATGGTGTATATTCGGTTAATCTATTTCCTGAATATTTTTTTATATTAGTGTTAGATGGAATAGTTTTCCAGAATTCTTCACTCATATTTTTATTTCTGTGAGACGTTGAACACGATTGATTGCAAAAATGTTTCATTTCTTTTTTCTCACATCTTTTAAATTCTTTTAATAATTTTTCGAATGGAATTCCACAATTCTCACATTTTATTTTAATGGTTTTCATATAAATAAATAGTGGAGACGGCAGGTAATCCGATTAATATATCCGTCTCCACCATTAAAATATATAGAATTTAGAAAATTCTCAATATATATCGATATGAAAAAAGAAGAATTAAAAGACACAATAACCAATGCCGTTTTAAACTTCTTGAATGATGATAGAATTGTAAAAAATTCTAAAGATAATCAACCCACCGAACGTCCTATATTTAAAAAGATAGACGGTAATACTTTCGGTTTAAATAAAAAAGATAATTAACGTTTTTACTTTCTTTTCTATATCTATTGTTGTAGGACACAATACAGTGTTCACATAACACACACAGAAAGGTTAATTATGTCACAAAAAGACTCTACTAGTTCCCAATATTATCCAATGGATAATTCTACAGACCAAATCATTTCAGTTTACGAAAATAAACTAAGTCAGAATATTGCCGCAAAAACTATATCTGCATCGAAACGGGGAGAGAATCCTGATTTCACAAAGGAAGAACTTCTATATCTAAACAAAAAGGCATGTGAATTAGATGACTCAGAATTGAATGTCATCACTCCACCTCCGGTAATCACTCTTAAAAAAGGTAAAACTGAATTGAACATTAGACATGCTGCGGCATTGGTTCAAAAAATGGAAGAAAAATATCCAACAGGAACGGGCATTGTATCTTCGAAAGAAAATATACTTCCACCGTATCACGAAGAACAAGCCGATTATACGATTCATCAAATTCAAAAAGAAGAACCTCTAAAAATTCCTGGAGGATTTGAACAACCAATTAAAACAATGAATAAGAATGCGTATGAAATTCGTGAAGCTGTTCTATCCCATGCTCTGGGATGGGTTCAATACACCCACGAATTTAAATCCTTCCCAAAATCAGCTCCAACCGAAGATGACGTTTTAAACGTTGCCCAAAAGTTCTACAAATTCGTCGAGAATCGAAAATAATTCCAGTATTGACATCACACTAAAATTGTGGTAGTATAGGTTGTTATGGAATTAAAAGAACTCATCAATGAAGCTAAATACGTCGTTGCATTTACAGGTGCGGGTCTGTCAACGGAGTCTGGTATTCCAGATTTCCGGTCAAGTAGCGGACTTTATTTAAGTGGAAAATACGAAGGATATACTCCTGAACACATCTTGAGTAATCGTTTCTTTCGTTCAAATAAAGAAATCTTCTTTTCATTCTACAAGGAAAGAATTATGGCGATGTCTGACAAACAACCCAGCCGTGCGCATTTTGCATTGAAAAAGATGCAGGACGTTGGAAAGTTGAAATCGGTAATTAATCAAAACATTGACAATCTAATTCAAAAAGCTGGCACCACCAACGTTTTTGATTTACATGGAAATATTTCATCGTTCAGATGTGTCAGCGCTTGTGGTAAAGATTATACAGGCGAAGAATTCATGAAGATGATGGAAGACAAGCCGGTTCCTCGTTGTGAATGTGGTGGAGTCGTAAGACCGAACACCGTTCTATTCGATGAATGGTTGAATGATGACATCTATGATGGTGCCTATCACGAAGCCAAGAAGGCTGATTTGATGATTGCAATTGGTTCATCGTTGGTCGTAAGACCAGCCTGCACATTGTTGTCAGAAATTGGCCCTGATTGTAAATTGGTAATTCTCAATAGGGATGAAACTCCCTATGACAAGAAAGCCACATTGATTCTTCGTGAACCGTGTGGTGAAGTGTTGGAGAATTTGGCAAAGGAATTATGAACAGTAGTGAATATAAAACTCCCGATAGCATATTCACTTTTGGTGAAATAGGTGATTTCTATAAAGAAACTTGGATTGATGCCGAAACTCATTTGAGAAGTTTTGATAACAGAACATTCCATTTGGAAAAGGTTGTTCAGTTTCTTGAGAATAGTAAAAAATACGTTATATGAATCCTCTGGCTCAAAAATGGGATAAGACAGGTCTGTTAGATGGAATGACAGACTTTAGAAAAAATGGATGTGCAGTGATTCTGGAAGATGTTGCTAGAATATTAATTGAAACAACTCCTAAAGAAAATAAAGAACGGTCAAGACATGAACATTTTTGTGGTTACATATTGCCTATGGTTAAAGTAGGGTATAATTTGTTATATCCACAAAAATTTCCTGATGTTGTTGTCTTTGTAAAAGACTTTGAGGAATTTTTTAATAAAAATGAATCAGTGACCGAAGTTTTAAAATCATCCTCAAATGAGGATGTAGATGTATTTTGTGAATTGTATGAACCGTATTTTATCAAAACGTTTATGAAACTTAGAATGGCAGAATGATATGAACGCATTTGTAAAAACAACCAATGGTAAGTTTCCCAATCCAAACTTTTGTTATGCTTGGAAGGGGCTTACCGAACTGCAATACAATGTAATTACATTTGAAGACGCCGACTTACAAGACCCGTCTTTCTGGATGAGTTGCAATAGAACCACGCCGGTTTTTGCCGGCGTAATTGTATTCGATGAAATCTTGGAGAAATTAGGGGTCGATTACAAAAAGATTGACACCTATCCTACCATCCTACGTTCATATCTCAATCGTTATGTCGAGAAAACCACACTTGGAGAGTATAGAAAAGTGTGGGACAAAGATGAAGATAATCGTCCTCTTATGTTCATGAAACCCATTAAACAGAAACAGTTTAACGGTAGAGTCATGAAAAGTATTCTTGATTGGATTTGTATGACTAAATTTGCCGATGATACGGAAGTTTACATTTCCGAGCCTGTTAATTTTCTCACCGAGTATAGAGTCTATATTCGTAATGGTAAAATTCTACTTGGAAGAAACTATCGCGGTGATTGGACAAAAGGCATAGACATTAATGTGGTTAAAGATGCAGTGGAAACATTTGCAGATGAAGCCCCTTGCGCTTATGCTTTGGACTTTGGGTTGACTGATGATGGTAAAACATCCTTGGTAGAATTCAATGATGCAACCAGTCTTGGAAATTATGGATTGGATGCTGTAAACTTCGCTGATATGATTGTCAGTAGATGGGTTGAGATTTGTAATCCATGAACGATACAAAGCCACAATGTTCTGTCTGTAACTGGACCGATTACGAAGGTGATTGGGGAGGTTGTAGATGGATTAGAGGGTTTAGAACTGTATGTCCTGAATGTAAAAGACATTTTAGTGGATGTCATGATGCTCCAATATTGAGTGACCCACATCCATTTTTGGCTCACCGATTTAAAAGAAGAAATAGTTGGTGGTCAAAATTTAAAAAGAAATTCTTGGATGTTATAGACATGCTAGGATATTATCCATGAAATATAAATTAATTAATAAGACTAAGATTTCTACAAATGTTCTTAAAACGTTGATAGAGTTGGCTGCTCCAAAAGGAATTGATGAAGTCGACATTTCAATAAAATATGATTATTCTGGAGAGTCGGCTTGGCATGCAGTGGCATATGCATTTAAGAAAAAGAAATCCATTAATTTGTGGATAATGGATGGAGATTTAAACCTACCTAAATATAGTAACCCGTCTGCCTTAAAAAAGGTCGGTTATAGTCCCAGATTTTTAATTAAAAACCAAAATGAAGTATTAGTATCTCTGCTAGCTCATGAACTTAGGCACATATGGCAAGGAAATGTCAGTAAACAGAATTTCTTAAAAAGTAAATTACACTATTACAAATCTTGGGATGGACTGACATATTCTAGCGTATATAAAATGGAATTAGATGCATGTAAATATGCAAAAAAAATATTAGACAAATATAGAAAATTATGATGTGTTTCGCATTTTATTTACAAATTGTAGAACTTCTTCTTTTGAATAATCATGTTTCGCAAAGTTTATTCCTTGACAAACAAACTCTGCATTTCCTTTGATATATCCTTTTGATGAATCAATTCTATCTAAACTTGCCTTTTCTATTGAACGACATTTTCTAAAACTTAATTTGCTTTCTGGAAGTATCATTTTAATACCAGTATAAGGACATTTGCCGTTTTGAAATTCCCACAATTCTTTTAGAAAGTCTATATCTATATTAGATTCCCACGAACCTCGATTCTTACTTTTATCTACAAAATATCCAAATGGAGATTTTCCTGTTTTATGTATATCATAACAAGATTTATTACAATAATGAATTCCTTTATTTTCTCTATGACGTGATGTGTATTTTCCACGTTTCATTTCAAATTCTTTACCGCATCCATTACATTTCACCTTTATCATTGTGATTGGTCTAAAATAATTTAATTTACAAGTTCCACTACAAAAATGTCGTCCATTTCTCTCTTTTAGAGTATTTAAAAATACTTTACGAGATTTTTCAAATTGCTTATTACATACCATACAATTAACACTTATTATTTGATTTTTCATAATAATTTTTTAAATTTTTCTTTCTTATTTGTTTTTTATTTCGTCGGTAATACCGCATTGATTTTTTGCAATTCGCTTGACGTTTTTCTTCTTCTGTGTTATATTTTTTATGTCTTCCCATATACAATAAATAGTGAAATGGAAAGAAAAAGTAATAAAAAAGTAATAAAATAATTTTATGTTAGGTGCTATTATCGGCGATATAGTAGGCTCTCCGTATGAAGGGTCTTCTTTAAATTGGGTGGATGATAAATCATTCCCTCTATTTGCAAATGAACTTTCGAGATTCACAGACGACACAATCTTGACCTGCGCTACCGCAGACGCATTATTGAAAATCAGTGATAATAGATGTGATGATAACACAGAGTCGTTGATGTCAATGGATAAGATATTTGCCGAGAAATACATAGAATGGAATTTAAAATATCCTGGTCGTGGATATGGAAGTGGATTTCAACAGTGGGTTGATAACGGTGGAATCGACATAAATCCAAGTTATGCAAATGGATGTATGATGCGTTGTAGTCCAATACCGTTATTTTATATAGATTCATATATGGCAAGATATACGGCATATGATAGTATTAAAATGACACATAATTCTCCTGAATCGCATCGAGGCGTATGTTCAATCGTGTCTGCTATTCATATGGCTTTACAAGGTTCTACCAAACTTCAAATCAAAGCTTATGTAGAAGAACAATTCGGTCATATGTTAGATTTAACGGTAGAACAATGGAGAGAACATCCTAAGACTTCGATTAGGTGTAATCTCTCAGCTCCACAATCATTAGTATGTTTTATGGAATCTACTGATTATGAATCTACCATCAGAAATGCCGTTTATACTAAAGGTGATACTGATACTACTGCTGCAATTGCCGGTTCTATTGCAGAAGCTTTCTACGGAGTTAAGTCGATTCCACAAGAGATGATTGATGGAGCTAAATCGAGAATGACGCCTGAGATGATAGAATTGGTAAATAAATATTATTCAATAATTGGGGAACGTAGAGAACAATATAAAGGATTTAAAATATGAAATATGTAAAAACATTAACATTAATAACATTCACGTCGTTATTAACTGCAACCGCAGCCCCATCAACCAATCTTTTATCATCTACAAAAAGTGATATAGGACTTTGGGCATTTTCATTTAGTGGCAAAGGCAATTCAACTCTAAACAATACTCATACGAATAACAATTCCACGGTCGGTGTAGAATTTCAAATTGGTTATAATACCAAACTTATTCTTCCTACGGAAGTCGGAGTTCGTCAGTCAATTGGATATTCAAATTCAAAAGTAGAATCTTGGAATTTATCGACTAAAGTATATTCCGATTGGAATGTTATTAGAGTTGGTAATCTAGAAACGGATGCCGGAGCAAATTTCGGCGTATCGTATGGAAGTCAAGTTGGTGATTGGAGTATTTCTCCTGAAATTATCGGTAGACTTTATTTAAAGAAGGATGTAGATTTATTTTGTAGAATTGAATATCCATACGACCTCACCTATGGTTCCTTTCAGAACAATTTAGCGTATAATTTTGGATTGCGATTGCGGTTTTAGAAGTTCAAAAACGGTTACAATTAAAATTAAATAAGAGTTGACTTTTTCACTAACTCTGATATAGTTATTTACATGAAGAACAAACAAACATAGGTTACTACAAACGACGATAACATCGCCTTCGTAATTTCTTTGTCTTCATATCTTCCTTTATATCCCATTAACTCAGCGGCCAGAGTGATGCTCTCTAAAAGCTTTCGTCATCGGTTCGAATCCGATATGGGATACCAATTTTCTTTACGGTCGAGATATACATTCAGTGTGTTCTTTTGGCTCAAGACCAAACTCGACCACCATTTTAACGGTCTGATAGCTCAATTGGCAGAGCGCTGGGAGGATAAAACCGACCGGAGGTTAGAGGTTCAAGTCCTTTTCAGACCACTTTTTAAATATTAATAGAATACGAACTTGACGTTTTCGAATTTTGTGTTATAGTTATTGACAGTAAGCGAGTGTGATGTAATTGGCAGCCATCCGAGTCTTAGAAATTCGGGGAGAAATCCGTGTAGGTTCAAATCCTATCACTCGTACCAATTTACGGGGTCTTAGCTCATCTGGTAGAGCGTCTGATTTGCATTCAGAAGGTGGCGAGTTCGAGTCTCGCAGGCTCCACCAAATTTTGGTGATTTAATAAAATCATCTGGTGGAATGGACAGTTTAACTGCTCCCAGTTTGTCGGTGTCGAATAACCGACTATTTTCATAGGAAGTTTCAATAAATTCTTCATATTTATACGCATGGAACACATTAAATCAAAACGTCCATTTGTAAAAATCTGCGCATATTGTCAGGGCATAAATAAACCACAGATGTCGAATTTCTCCACGGGTATAGATTCTAAAGTTAAAGATGAGATGAAACAGGTTGATGCTCAAGTAAAATCCAAATCCGATGAATTAACATTTAGTCATGGAATTTGTGAACCACATTTAATACAAACATTACAAGAAATTCCTGGAATGACAAAAGAACGTATTAATTCTATGGTCAGTAAATTGACTGACTCGGCGCCGTGTTTATTAAATAATGACCAACTCCGACATTCTTACATGCGTGGTATATTTACGCCAGAACAGGTGAAACAGGTCCAACAATCAAATCAACATTTGACGGAACGATTTAAAAAACTTGCCGGAATCTAATCCTGAGTTATAATACAGTCCATGTTCACTAATGAATTGTCAGGATTGTTTATCCCACTTATTATATATGGAATAATTGTAGGCATACTTTTATGTGGAGTTGGCGCCGGTGGATGTGTATTAATCCATCATTACAAAATTTCCATAGAAGAACGTCAATCCAATGCCGTGATAGTAACAAACGTAGTATACGTTACAAATTCAATTTCAAAATAATTTAATATGTCACTAAAAATGGAACAATGTGTATTTTGTAAATTAACCACGTTAACCCGTGGACATCATATTATCCCAAAATGCAAATCAGGTACAACCATCGTACAGACATGCGAGAGTTGTGAATCATTTATTCATTCCACTTGGACGCACAATGAATTAAGAGACGTCTATAATACAGTAGAAAGTATAATTGAAAACGAAAAGTTTGAAAAATTCTTAAAGTGGAGATGGAAACAGCCTGTGACCACAGTATTCAAATCTACTCTCGGTAAATCCAGAGATAAAAATAAATATCATTGAATATGGACACAATTTAATATATTAATTTCCATCCTTTCGTTTGTTTAATTTTATTTTTAATAAGTAACCATACACAACTATGATGTAAATCATATTTTATTCTAAAATCAAAACGAGTTCCTGTAAATACTTCGCCTGTATATTGATTTTTAAAAGTATATATAGTTTTGTTATATTGAGAATGATTGTGACCAGAGCATTTATTTTTAATTTTATCTATAACACATTGAAGACGTTTCTTTCCTTTCCATATAGATGAGAGACTAGATTTTGTTTGGTTTGAATGATGTTTTCCTAAAAATGGAGGATTGAGTTTATTATTTTTTATCAATTGATTTAGATGGGGTATTGAATGAATTCTGCCTTTGTTGCTATTACTTATTTTCTTTTTTATTTCATCGGTCATATCTACTCTATCAGAGATAAATGATATATTATAGCATTTACTTCTTTCTGTTTTAGCCATATCCAAATATTTTTGTTCTGTGTCTTTTAGTGTTTTGAAGTTTGCTGTTGTTTGCTCTATTATTAGAAAATTAAAATTATTTTTACCGTGTTTATTCCACGAATTTTGAAGATAATTATTTTTGTGGTTGTTTTTATTTAAATGATAAATATGATTACTTCGTCTTTTATGAAAATTTTTTGTTGAACCAATATAATACTTACCATTAATTTTATTTATTATCTTGTAAATTCCGCTTACCTTTGTGGTATCGTTCGAGATTTTCTTTTTTAATTCTTCTTTTGTGTCGGTTATAATACCGCATACGTCTAATTCTCCACTGCTCTCGGATTTCATCTGTGGTTCTATTAAGTTTTTTTCTCCCCATATAACATTTTCTTTTTTGATTGTTGACATTTCTCCGTTCATATGATATAAATAGAGTTGAAATTATTCAAAGTGACAAAAATCGTGATAAAATAAATATGGAAAAATCTTATTGTTATATACTTCAAACTATAGAAAATACGTTATATTGCGGATGGACGCTTGATTTAGATAGACGAGTTATAGAACACAATTCCCCAGATAGTAAAACAAAACATACAAGAATTCGTCAACCAGTAAAATTGGTTTATTTTGAAGAATTTGATACGAGGGCAAAAGCGGCCCAACGAGAATGTCAAATAAAACGATTATCAAGAAAACAAAAAATCGAATTAATTAAACTAAAATATCCAGAATTTACTATTCCTAATTTTGTTAAGAAACCACCATTTATAAAAATATGACATTACGAGAAAGATATAGAGGCGCCATGTTAGGTTTGGCGGTTGGAGATGCGTTGGGCGTTCCAGCAGAATTTCAAGAACGAGGAACATTTCCAAAGATTACTGAAATGATTGGCGGTGGCCCATTTCGTTTAAATCCTGGCGAGTGGACGGATGACACGACTATGGCATTATGTTTGGCAAATAGTTTGCTTGAAACAAATGAATTCAATGCAAAAGACCAAATGGATAAATACTGGCGATGGGTAGAGGATGGATATATGTCAAGTAATGGTAAAATGTTTGACATTGGAGATACTACATCAGAAGCACTTTGTAGATACAGAAAAACTGGCAATCCAATGGCAGGCAGCGACGACCCAAAATCTGCTGGTAATGGTTCTATAATGAGACTGGCACCAATACCACTTTTCTTTAAGGAAGATGACCAAGGATATCTTTTGACGGCAGCAAGATTAAGTTCAAAAACCACACATGGAGCCAAAACCTGTATTGATTCTTGTGTTTTATTATCTCTAGCAATTTATTTTGCTTTGAGAGAATTTCCTAAAGAACATTTGTTAAATATATTTACAGAACCGCCGCCATATACATCACCGGAGGTAATAGACATAGCAAAGGGTTCTTATAAAACCAAAACCGAAGACCAAATCAAATCAACGGGATACGTCATCCATACTCTTGAGGCGGCTTTGTGGTGTTTTCATAATACCGATACATTCGAGGATGGTTTGATAAAGGCGGTCAATCTTGGTCATGATTCAGATACCACAGGCGCCGTATATGGTCAACTGGCAGGCGCTTATTACGGAGTTCAGGCGATTCCCCAAAGATGGCTTGACAAGATAGTGAAACGTGATATTATAATAACCGTCGCAGATAATCTGTTCGACAATAGACCATGCAATTAACATTTACACAAACCGAATTTGACAAACTGAGGACGTTCCAAAACCGAATGAATAAGGAATTCGGTGATACGGCGTATGTTGGAACCAACAACGCTGTTGTATTGGTGGAATACTCTCCACAATTGACGGCCATGCTACGCCCTATGGCGGAAGTAAAACAGTATGATTATGAACTTTTACAACTTTCCTGTCAGGATTGTAAAACCAAGAGGATGTATTTGGCGGTTTCCGGTGAAACCACATACGTCTGTGAAGACTGCGTGGTAAGACGGAAGAAAAAAGGAGCCAATTAAGAATTGGTTTAAGGTGAAAATAATAGTTCGTTTCGGTTGTATAATACCTATTTATAGGTATGAAAACGACGGAATTATTATGTAATAAATGTGGAAAATCGTTTTTGATGATAGTAAAATACTATAATCAAAAAATTAAAAATGGTCAAAAAGAATTTTATTGTAGTAGAAATTGTTTTATTGATAATGTAAAAAGAAAACCAATAAAGAAAATTTGTTTATATTGTCATAAAGAATTTGATTCGACGACATTTAAAGACGCTAAAAACTGTTGTTCTAATGTTTGTTCTTCAAGATATTCTCAATCATTTGTAAATAAAGATAACATTTCAAAATCTATGAAAAGATTTTGGAAAAACAATCCACAATTACATAAAAAAACAATTCCGGTTTTGTGTATTTTTTGTAAAGCCGAATTTATTCCAAATGGACAAGAAAAGTGTTGTAGTATAGAATGCAGAAAAAACAAAATGAGATTAAATGGGTTACTTTCTGTCCAAGTTCAAAAAGAAAATAGACGTAGTAAAAATGAAATTTATTTCGCTGAATTGTGTAAAAAACATTTTCAAAACGTAGAATTTAATATACCAAAATTTAATGGGTGGGATTGTGATGTAATTCTCAATGACCAAAAAGTTGCGGTTATGTGGAATGGTAAATGGCACTATGAGAAGATTACAAGAAAACATTCGGTCAATCAAGTTCAAAATAGAGACAAGATAAAATTGAATGAAATCATTAAATGTGGATACACTCCATATGTAATAAAAGACCTTGGAAGAGAAGATAATGTGTTTGTAGAATCTGAATTTAAAAAGTTTACAAAATTTTTGTTGACAGATTGTAAAAATGGTATATAGTTATATACAGTTAAGTTTGCCTGTGTCTTCTAATGGTAGGAACGTCGTTTCATAAGCGATTAATATGGGTTCAATTCCCGTCATAGGCACCAACGCTCCAGTGGTGAAATTGGATATCACACAAAGCTACGAACTTTGAATTTTAGGTTCAAATCCTAACCGGAGCACCAATTTTATGAAAACATCTTTTCAACAAGCGGATGAAATAAAAGATGCAAGAGACAAAGAGTTTCTTGACCAGTTTGAAAGAATTAGAGATGATAAACGAGAACGTGATAAAAAGACACGTCAATGGTCAAAACAGTTTGAAAAGTATTTTAAAGAAAATTTAATTGGCGTATAACTCAATGGATAGAGTATTGGTCTTCGAAACCAAGAATTTCGGTTCAAGTCCGAATATGCCTACCAAATTTTGCCTCTGTAGTTCAATGGTTAGAACGGGAATTTTGTAAATTTCAGATAAGCGTTCGATTCGCTTTTGAGGCTCGCTCCTATAGTATAATGGGTATTATTCGTGTTCGGTAAACATGAGACGTGAGTTCAATTCTCACTGGGAGCTCCAAAATTTTGCCCGTTTAGTATAGTGATATTATGACGGTTTCGTAAACCGAAGACAGGAGTTTGATTCTCCTAACGGGCTCCAAAATTTATATACGCTTGACAAAAAGTTTTGTTCGTGTATAGTTATTAATGTTCGGTAGTTTAACGGAAGAACACTTAATCACAGTGATGTTGGCTCTAATCCAACTCGAACAAGAATTTATGGTGGGAAAGCCAAACGGTCAGGCAAGACTCTGCAAAAGTCTTTTTAGTTAGTTCGACTCTAACTCTCACCTCCAGATTTTGCCGTTAGTGTAACAGACGTGAGAAAGCACAGTCGGAGTGTTATCTATAACGATTGGATGATATAGACCATCATAAAGGCTTGACAGAGAAGTAATTCGATTGTATGTTAAGCGAATAATGAGACAGAGACGGTGACATAACGGAGTTCCGTCACGGTGATTATTGTATGAGTGATTCGATTCAGAAAGACGATGAAAAGTTTAATGATTTAATCACTAAACAACATCCAACGTATGAATCATTTGCCGAATCGTTGCCATCTACAAATGACAACATTGAAAATGATGACGCCAAGTTAGAAACTTTGGTATATCTTCAAGACATAACGCAAGGGCCGAGAGAACATGATTCACTTGAAGAAAAGTATGAAGAAGAAATCATGATTAACGAAGTCACGAAGATGCTTGATAACGATTTTAAAAGACGGTTGCAGCAAGGTGAAGACCCATTCGCCGAATTCTTTAGAAAAAAGGAAGACGAGCAATGGTGAACCAAGACGACAAGCGGTTCCTCGAATTACTGTGTAAGCAGAAAATTCACGAAAAAAGAAAGGCCGCTGTTGCCAAATACCCCGAAAGGGTATATGTTAGATGTGAAGATTTTAGAAATTGTGTGAAAAACACAATAAAAACGGTAGTTTGAAATAAAAAACAAAAAAAAGCGCAAACGCTTGACAGAAACAAAAACTCTGATATACTTATTGACAGATGAAGACAGCATTACAAAATAATAAAGATAAGAAACACAACCCGCAGGGGTTGCCTAAGATGCTCGTATCGTCTAAAAAATCTGTGTGGCATACGTCATATAGTTATCAATTTAATGATACAAATATTGAAAGGAGCGGCGGACGCTCATAAAGTAGTAATAACAAAACTTTAAGAACACCGCCCTCAAGAAAATGAGAGGCGGTTTTTCATTTTAGAATTTAGAGTCAAGCTGGACTTAAAACGAAGTAACGGATAGCACCGTTTAAACGCTGTATAGTCGGTTGGTCGATGAACCAATTACTACACCTTACAAGGGAGTAGGTTAGACTATAAAAATCATGATATAAATCGGTGAATGCAAGTCCGTGTTTCATGACTTCAAAGAGAAAGCATTTTGTAGAAGGAAAGCCCCTAACGATGAAGGCTTGACTAATGTGGAGAGACACATAAATTTTTATGGGAAAGCCGCCCGAGCCAGGCTTGACAGTTCGGAGAGACGAACACAATTTTATAGGCGGGCCGCT